TTTTCTTTAATAGATTGATGATTAGGAACTTTAATTTTCCAAAAAGGAGTGGAAAATAAATTATCTTTCATAACCAATATGGTTGTCTGGATGGGTCACGTAGATAATTAAATGCAACCCAAGGTTTGGACGATATATAACGTTTGTAAGCAGTAAAAGTGTCAATGCTTGTGTCATATTTAAACTCATCGGGTCCTGCAAATGCGAATTTTTTTGGTCTTTCCAATGTAAATGGAATAAGATGTCCTGCTTCGAGGACAGTGTTTTCACAACTATGGACTTTACCATAGCGGTGTGTATACTCTTCACAGAGTGCCATAGCGTGGGCAACTAACCACCAAGCGTTTATATTGGATTCATTTGCCCAGATAGTGCAAGGATGTCCTCTAAATGCACCCTTATCTGTTTTGTATGGTTCACCATCTTTCTTGTGTATTTCACCGTATCCGTGACCCCACTTTTCAGAGCAGACAATAGCAAGCATCTGACAAGATTCTAAAGGCATCTTAACAATGTGTTTGTCAGGTAATACTTGTGCTGATACAGTTGGCGATGGATCAGTTACAAAGATATTCATAATGTAGTTTTATCCTTCTACATTATATTCTATCTCTATAACTTTACTCTGTCTACCCATGCTGTTACACCTTACAGAGTGGCACATACTACCACCTAATTCTTCAACAAGAACTTCAATCTGTTGTATGATTTGTTCCTGTAATTCTTCTTCACTCATTTCTTTAACTTCTCCTGTTCTTTCATAAATTCTTCCCTACCATCTTTGGTAAATACTTTCTTCTCATAATCAAAGTGAGGATGTGGTTGGGCATTTTCAAACGGGTTCTTAGATGCATTTTTTAAGACAATAAATTTATCCTTTGCAAAAGTACCTGCGATTTGGACTTCGATATCATCACCATCTTTCCAGTTTATTTCACCTTTTAGATTAGTGTGAAGCATAGCTTCTTGTATCTTATCAATGAGTTCTTGTGTTAGTTTCATATTACCTATAAAGAGGTGGTTTTTTATTACTTATATTAGAGTTAAAAAATGGTATTGTCAACCTTTCTTTCGTACCAAAGGTTTGAACTGCATGTAAAGTTTTACTGTCAACCAAAACTAAACGATTGTAAATATTTTTAATTTTTATAGTCTCCTCGAATTGTTCATGATAAGTATTGTAATTTTCTTCATAAAATTCATCATCAACATCACCAACTAAGTAATGCCTATTTTTTACTGACTCTTCCTGTTCAGTAATAGAACAATATCCTTTTTTTGATTTAAATAAATTAATACCTGTATCATTATCAGGATTTTTGTTTAAAAAAATTACACCACCAAAATTGTATTCATGGTCAGTATGTACCCACCCACAATTTTTTTTATCATACTGATTTTTTGTAAACGGTTTTACTTTTTGAAAGCAAACTTCATATTCCCATTCTAAACAATCCTCATATAACATTCTTGTAATTTTTCTTGTAATGTAATCAAACAATCTTGGGTAAATATGATGAAGATAGTTTGACCTTGAACCTGGCCACCAACCTCCTGTGTTGTCTTTGTAAACAATACTATTTGCTATATCTACAATTTCATCAGGTTTTTCAAAAAAATTATCAACAATTAAATTTGGATACATTATTCGTCAGATTGTATTCCGTATGGTGTTAAATCATATTTTACTAATGTTATGCCTTCTTCCTTACTTCGAGTGGGTTGTCCTATCTTTGCCAAGATATCAGCAGGAATTTTTTTCTTAGTAATATCATAGGGTATGGGTGCATTTGACACACATACCCTTACACATTCCCATTCTTCCTCTGTAAGATTATACATTATCCAAATGTTGAATCTGGTTCTAATGCTATAAAATATTTAAGATTATATTGCTTATTTGTAAACTCGGAAAGTAATTTAGATGATATTACAACATCATAAGCACCAGGTATGATTTTAATATTTTCTACTTTGAAATTAAATTCAAATGTCTGGTCAGTTTCACCAACATAAACAGCATATTCATTTGATGTATCATTCTTCTTATCACGAACGACCATATGAATATCTCCATCTTTACCAATTACAGATAAGTCAGGTAATTGATAAACTGCTGCTGCCTTTACAAGTTTTTCAAGTGATGTACTTTCTAATTGAAAGCAAACTTCCTTTGTTGGTAAATTAATCTCTTTATCTGGTGGAGCAATAATAACCTGTGGATCTGCATAGAAATATTTAACTCTTCTTTTACCTTCTTCAATTGTAATATATGCGTCTTCCGTAAAATCAAGATTAGGGTCTTGATGTAAACTTAATCCATTAAGAAATTGATTAAGATCGTATATTGCAACGTCTCTTGGAAAATCTTCTGGTATGTCTGCTTCTGCTAGAATGTTCTTCGCAACTGATATTGTACGAAGTTGACTTCCTTCTTTTACAAGAATTGAATTGTTTATTCCTGCAAAGTTTTTAAGAACTGTGAGTGTGCTGTCTGATAATTTCATGAATTCCATAATTAAGGCATGTTGTGGTCGATTTCGTCAATGTTTCCAGTTGACATAGATGGTTTACCGTAGTGCCCATCAAAATGTAATAATAGCATAGCATAATGTATGACTTTCATCAAGTCCTTCTTATTCTTTCCGTCTTTGTTTCCATACCGACTTCCATACTTTAGTATGTTAGCCTGACAAAAACCTGATGCAAGTTCTTTAGCTGCCATCAAATCTAAAGTTTGAACATTACGATATTCGTGTGACTTACCTGTATAATGTCCTTGATATGTTCTTGATACATATTCTTCAATATCTTTTAAAATTTCTTTTTCGTGATATTTAAAATAGTGTGCCATTGGTTTTTCTTCTGTTACTTGTAGTGACATTCCATCGTCCCAAGTTGTAAATTGATGTGCATACATATCGTCTATATCTGCCATATAGTCAGCAGAGGCACCATCAAATAAATCAACTTCATAATCAAGTCCATCGTTATCAAGAGCAGTATTACCTGCTCCAACGCTAGTATCGATTATAGGATATTCTTCATCCATAGTTCCGTTCAATGCATCCCACGCTAAACTCCAAGCATTAATCATAGCAAAATAAAAAGTCATTTACTAAACTCTCTGCTCTTTCTTCTCCAAACTTACCTTTCAGATATCCTGATACTGGGTCGAGTTTAGTCATATAAGCATCGAAGTCTTTATAAACACTAGTGTCTTCACCAGTGGGTTTCTCTAATTCTACCATCTCCTTGTATTTTGTCAAGTATTTGGTAAACATTTCCAAATGGTCATCTACCTCATCCATTGTACATTTAGCAATATAAACATTTTCAGAAAAGTGATTGCCTGGCTCAAAGAAACGATAGTCTCCTTCACTCTTTGGTAATCCATCAACTGAAAACAAATAGTTCTCTACTGGATGTTGATAGTCAAAAACTATGATGACTTTCTTTTGAAAAAATCCCATCAAGTCCATACCAAAACAGGGCAGATTACTGCCCGTCTTTGGATATATGATATTGTTGTAAATACAACTTTTATCATCCCATATTTCAACTTCTCTTGCTTTTATAAAGTAAGGAGTTGTGTATGTCTTTGCTGTTAGGGAAGTTCCTTTACTTTCCCATTGTGCCCAAACACTCCCTACTCCATTATGGAGAGGGAACATTTCGTGTAGGACATCTTTATAATTTTTCCACAGATTCATTTGTCTCAGGCATTTCAAAGTCTGCATCTACTTTATCATACAATTCCATAAATGATTGCTTTGTTTCGTCATCAAAACGATTTATACAAACTTGAATTGCTTTTGCTTTGTTCTTGAAGATAGAGTATGCACGAAGTATGTGAACCAATCTACGAGTACTGATTAACTCTTCGATACCACCATCATAGAATGTTTTACGAATTATGTCTGCCCAATCTACAAGTTTCTTGACAAACTCTGCATCTTTAACACCAACTCTATCTGCGTGTAATCCTAGAAGTTTGATTTCATTGTTTACACTTGGATATGCTTGCTCAAATGTTACAGGGAATCTTTCGAGGAATGCTTCGTTGAGCACGTTAGTTCCAATAAAGCGTCCGTCGTCTGAACCTTTACCCTTAGTATTTGCGGTTGCGAGTATGTTGAATCCTCTGGCGGGTCTAACGAATCTGCCAATCTTTTTAAGGAAAACACCATTTCCCTCAAGGACGCTCTGAAGGCAGAGGATTTTGTTAGAGGCAAGGTCGATTTCGTCAAGGAGCAAGATTGCACCTCGCTCAAGTGCTTCGATGACTGGGCCATTGTGCCATACGGTCTCACCATTAACAAGACGGAAACCGCCAATAAGATCATCTTCATCTGTTTCAATAGTAATGTTTACACGAATAAGTTCTCTCTTGAGTTGAGCACATGCTTGCTCGATAGAGAATGTCTTTCCATTACCAGATAGACCAGTAACAAAAGCAGGGTAGAATAATTTTGATTGTATTATCTTTTTGATATCAGGAAAACTTCCAAACTTAACGAAAGTGTCATCTTGCTCTGGAACAAGATTTCTAACTTCTGCTGAAGGTGCATTGAATGTTTTCTCAATCTTATCTACAACCTTTTGTGTAACTTCAAGATTCCACTTACCTTTGGAAACTTTGTACTTCTGAAGTTTTCTTGTAACTGTCTGATAAGTAATATCATTCATTGCAACGAATGCTTTGATATCTGCTGCGGTAAACTCTGTACCGTAGAGAGATTTTAGTTTATCAGTAATTTGGTCTTCTGTCATTTTAACAGTGAATGGCACGTAGGTCATGATGTAGTGATTTATTTATGTACTAATTATAGTACAAAAAAAGGGTCTGTGAAGACCCTATGTGACACTAATTTAATTGTCTATTCTAATGCCCAATCTAATGCTTTCTTTGCTGTATTGACCATCTTAACTTTATTATAATGCCTTGCATATGGAACCGTTATATGAAATCCAAGTAGATCTCCATCAGGATCATCAGGTATACCAACTGGTTGAATAAAGAATATCCCTGCGTGTGCAACACATTTCCATCCTATATCTACAAACCCAAGATCCCTTAATGCACACTCTAGTTTAAGAGAGTGACAACCATCCATCAGATTCATACGGTATACCGAACACTATATTATATAGTTCTAGGTATTTTCAATATATTGGATGTGATCTTCAAGTTGTTTGATGAGTTTACCCTTCCCCTGTCTTCTGTCAAGTTCGATTCCTATGGTACGACCATACTCCTCTAATTCAACTTTTGACATGTCACCGAATCCTTTAGTCTCCTCTGCAGGTTCATATGAGGATGGTGCTGTATCAACTACAGGTTCTGAAGTACCTCCTAATAAATCTCCAAATCTACTCATTTTTTTAATCTGTACAACTTAATTATTTATCAAGCGATCAACTCCACAAACTCACCAAGAATCTTTTTATTCATCTTTTTACCATTGAGTGACTTCTTAAATGCACTTCTGATCTGTGATTTTGTTGCATCTTCCTTGACCTCAAACTCTGTATCATTATCTAAAGCAGATGATGATAATCCAAAGTAAGTATCATAACCAATATCCTTAATTGCAAATGCTCTTTGCTTTCTCCAGATTTTCATGTACTTCTCAATCTCATCTGTTTGATACTCAAGATAAGTACGAAGAAAATAGTTTGCATCACGAGAGGCAAGTATACGAATGCCAATAAAATTAGTATCTGGAAAATTGTCTCTTAAGTTACGAAGTAAGACTTGAGTTGTATGATGATAGTAATCTCCTTTGTGAAAATATGTTCTACCAGTTTTACGATCTCTTAAGTATGAGTTGGAAGGAATCGAATTATAACCACGATAGGGTGAATCATCCCAAGATCTATGTACAGTGACATGATATGAAAGATGATTCGATTCTCCATCAGTTAGAATAACACATTGTACTTTTTCAACTTTGTTCTTTGATTTGAAGTCTGGTATTAACTGATGAAGAGCAATCAATGTATCATTCAAAGGAGTTCCAGATAAACTCATACCAAGTGGAATCTGATACTTTGTGCGACAGTATCCAAAATTATTTACGATTCTCCATATATTCTTCATCTGCTTTTCAAGTTCTTTACCCTTTACTTTACTTGTGAATATATTCATAAGTGAAACTTTTGGATCAAACATTGCAAGACCATCTTTTACAGTATATGCAAACTGTTCAGATCTTTCTTCTAGGTAACGATTCTCATTTGGATAATCATGAGTAAAAGCATAAACTTCAAATGGTATTTGAACTTTCTTACAGAACCAAAGAAGATTGTATAATTGCTTGACAGTATCGAGCATTACATTACTCATTGAACCAGACCAATCAAGAATGAATACTAATCCATGATTCTTACCCTCTGGAAGAACTGTAACTTTCTTGAATAGATCTTCACTATACTTGTAAGTATGAAGTCTGGATGTGTCAAGAACACCAGTTCTAGAAGTAGTAGCACGAGCATATGCAGATGCAGACTTCTTACACTCAAACTCTTTAACAAGATAGTTGACTTCTTTCTGTGCAG